CCTTCTAAAGCCATTTACGCGCCCTCCCTCTTGCCGCTCGGCGCCGCTCCCTCTACCGCTAGCCTTAGACCGTCGGCGGCACTAAGGGCGCCCTCTCGCCGCTCGATTGACTCGCGATACTCCCGCATTAGGGTCTCCAGCTCGGGAAAACAAAGCTTGATCGCTTTCAGATCCTGCTGCCACTGCCAATGGATTGCCTGTCGCGTACAGCCACGGCGCATAGCCTGCTCCTCGTAGGAGGCGAGGAGGGCGCGGGTATTCCCTCTCCCAAACTCAAGTACCATACGAAACGCGCCGGACGATAGGTCGGCGAGAGTAGCAAGCCGCCTAACCAACCCGCCTGCTTGTCCCTTCTTCGTCTCCTCTAATTCGATCAGCCGCTCGAACAGTTCGGCCATTAACTTAGCCGAGTCACTCGCGCCGTCGTACACGTTGCGGTGTACCGGCTGCTGGTTGAGCGTGTACGTGATCACGGTTAGAGCCCTTGCATCGGATTGTGGATCAGCGCCTCGTCCTCGACGCCCACGCTGATCTTGTCGATGCCCTCAATAGGAAGCATCCCGAGTTGGTCCCTCTGCTGGATCGCTGCGATAATCCGGCGCAGTCGCTTCCTCCGTTCGCCGCACTCCTGCGCGAGTGCCTTCTGATGATTTTCCAGTGTGGCTATCGCCCGCTGCGTCTTAGCGAGCAGCCGAAATGCCTCTAGCTCTCTGCGTTCGTTGTTTTCCACTTCGTTGTCCTCGACCGCCCACCCTTGCGAAGCTGTGCGTTAATGCGTTGATGCTTCTTCCAAGTGTGAGCGGAGATGTTCTTGGGTTTACCTGATTCGCGCACGCGAGACCTATCCCGAAGCGCTTAGGACTTTGTCAAGACCGAAATTAACAACGGTGCAACTATCGGCGATGCGTCCTCGTATGTCTTCGCCGAGGACCGGCTCGGAGAATCGCCCGACGAACTCGCTGCCTCGGAAGCGGGTCGAGATAAGCGTCAGGCGGCGATGGTTGTTCCGCGAGTCGATGACTTCCCAGATCAGCGGAGCGACGGCTGCAGATAACTTTTCTTTTCCTAGATCGTCGATAATGAGGACCGGCGCCCGCATCAGCCAGTCAGCTTTATCGAGATCGCGCGCAGCGACTGCGAGCTTACGAGCGAACTCAACTGCGGACAAGAACACAGGCTTTACGCCTGAGCGCTCTAGGTCGCGCGCCTTCGCCCATAGCGAGAGCGTCTTCCCGATTCCCGACGGTCCGAGTAGGACGAGCCCTTTGCGGTCGCTCGCGGTCCACTTCTGCACGCGCTCGATAGCGGCGCGGTCGCAGTGTTCCGGCCAACGCTTCGAGGTAATCAGTTCCTGATAGTTCGGCGGACAATTCTCGTCCCACCACGGATTCTGCGTGACGATCTCGTCGCCTGCGCGGTCGCAGCTGTAATGCGCCGAAACCATTGGTCCGCATCGCTCGCAAACGTTAATCGGGAGCTCGAAGTCCATCAGCTTACAACTCGTCTCCTCCATCGGCTCCGCGCAGACCTTGCAAGCTCCTCGGCTCCACTTGTCGTCTCCGTCCCACGTTTCGACCAGCTTGCGTTCAAGCGCGGTGCGGTGAGCAGCGTCAGGGTTTATTTTAATCCCGATAGAGTCGAAGACTCGCTCGGCTTCTAATACGTCGAGGGTTGGCATCGTCACCAGTCTTTGGATCGCACGCTCTGAAACTCGCCCTGTACGCCCTGCGGCGCCAGCGGCTTGTCGCATCGGTTAAGCCAGTTGACGAACCGGCGGCGCGTCGGCTGGCGGTTGTTAACGGCGCACCAGCTACTCATCTTGGCGAACTCGGCTGGTACGTTCAGCGTCTTGTACGCTGGATTGGCGCTTAGAGAAGCAAGCCACTCGGAATCGCTGACTGCTGGTGCGGAACCCTCCGCACCTTCTGTCTTCTCCTTCCTTTCTATTTCTCCTTCTCCTTCTCTTTCCGTTTGGTCTGAGCTTTGCCTGTGCTTAGGTTGAGCTTTGCCTTTGCTTTGGCTTTGCTTCGCTCCGTTAACTCGGACGGCTTCGACTTTTGCTTCGGACCGGCTTAGACCTCCGCGCCGTCCTGCCTCCCGCCGCGCCTGTATTTCGGCCTGCTTATCCGCCGGATACTGCCAGACGACTAGGTCGGTTCCGTCCCAGACTAAAAGAGGCTGCGCCGAGTGAACCTCGTCGTAGGTCACGCCACAAATCTGCTGCCACTGCCGGTCCTTCCATTCCGAGCAGGCGGTGATTTTCCCGCCGTTCTCCTGCGAGCAGCAGTACGCGAGGATCGACAGCCAAGTAGCCCGAGCAACAGGCTCGCATCCGATAAACTCCGGAGACCGGAGGGTTGCGACGTTGAGGTTGACCCAGTTCATAGGGAGCGAATCTCCATTAGGCATCCCGGCTGACCTCGGCTCCAGTCTTTCGTAACCCTTAGATCAACAATCTGTGCGTCGTCCTTCCAGAAGACGCCCGAGTCGGTGACGGCATCGAGGACCGCCTTAGCTAAGTTATCTGAGTCGGGACGCTGGCAATGCCATTCGGGAGCGCGCGAGTTAAGTGTACCGTCGGCTTTGAAGTGCGACTTCGGTCGCGCGAAGAGGAAGGAGAGACGGACCTCAACTGCTAGGTTCTCCAATCCGATATTCGCGCCGTACTTCTGCGCCCAGCACTCGCGTTTGATTAGCTCCTTCCAAGCATCTGCCGAGTCGGAATCGTAGACCCGCGCGACGTAGCGCGCGCCCATCTTCCGAGCGAAGGCTCGCGGGCGCGGCTGCGGCTTCGGGTCTCCGTTAAAGGTTAGGACGTAATGGCTCACGGGATGTCCTCCGGTTTCATCTTACGGCGCTCGCCGATAACCTTGCGTTCGTCCGCTGTAAGATAAACCCGCCGCAGCTTCAGCGCCTGCGCCTGATCGCAGATTTCTTTTCCTGATACGCGCAGCGCTAAGTGAATCTCCTTAGAGGATTTCATCTCCATCAGCATCCGTTGAATCGCGGGCGTCTTTGGATTTTGCGGGTAGCTCATCGCTTTTTCCTCCCGAGCGCGCGACCGGCTGTCTTACGAGCGAACGTGCCGTAGTCATTACCGTGCGGCGCGTCGACGATCTTAGTCAGCGCAGTCCGGAACTTCGCCTGCTCAAGCCTGAGTCGGAAGTTGTCCTTCTCTAGCAGTGCGAATTTTTCTTCCCGGCAGTCGCACGCATAATGGTGCGTCGTACACCGATATGTAAAAGCGGGATCGTTACTCACAGGATAACTCCCTTCCGCGCGGCGAGGATTTTAATGCGCTCGGCATCGGTAATGTAACCGCGCCGCATACCTCTAAGGCGGTAGTGCAAGTGAGCGTGTGAATTCGAAATGCCCAGCTTGAGAGCGGTCGTTTTGGGATCGTTCATTTCTTGAATAAGCCGTTCGAGTTCGGCGTCGTGCTTTGCCAGTTCAGCTTTTGTCCGGCGTGGTCGTCGTGGTTTTGAAGCGTCCATATTTGTCTCGTTTACGTTTGTCGGTTTCGACGCGCCGGAAGAAGGAGTCCATCCACTCCTGATCGCGTCCGAGTTGTTCTCCGTCCTTCACGCCTAGCCAGTATCCTGCGAGGATACCACAGGCGGTTGCGAGCAAGCCTGCAGCGATGAGTTCGATGTTACTCATCGTCGCCTCCGTCCTGCGCCGTGAACAGCGCATAGGCGACGATGGCGAACAGCAGGACTCCGAACATCGCTAGTGTGGTAATCATTTGTTTGCGTACCATTTCGGGAGGGTGAGTTCCGTCACCTCGTTCGGGATGTTGGGCCAAGCGTTCGTCTCGATTGAGACCTTCAGCTTGCGGAGGTCGTCGATGGTCTCGTCCTGTCCGACCGAGACGGCGTGATCGTCGAGCCGGAAGATGGCTATGCCGTGCGGCGGCTGCTTCTCGACTACGATAAAGATGAAATCGTAGACCGGCTTGCCGAGCACCTCGGTCAGCAGCGGGAGATAGAAGCCCGCCTGACGGTGATACCCGTAGCTGAAGCAGGACCGCTCAAAGGATCGGTATGCGTCTGCGTCAAGCGTGTCGATAGTCTTGAGGTCAGCGACGTAGGGACGACCCTTCGAGAGCTCGCAGCCCTCAGCGTTAAACCAGTCGGTGCGGCATTGCAGCGCGAAGCTGTTGCCGTGCGACCGCCAGACGAGTTCGGGCGTGCCCTTGCTAAGCAGCTGACTAGCGAGCGGATGCTCGCGTGCCGCCGCCTGCATAGCAGCGATCTGTTTCCACTCGTCTACGTCGAGGATTTCCTTGCCTGCGTGCTGCGTCGCGAAGGATTCCCACGCTGCCTTGCCGTCCTTCGTTCGACGGTCGATGCCCTCGGGTCGAAGGACGTAACGATCAGCGAACGTGTTCAGTTCGAGGATCGCGCAGTGCGTAGCCGAACCGATGCGAAACGCCGCCGTCTGTTCGGGAGGCGGAACCTCCTTCGTGACGTACCGCATCTGATAGAGGCGCGGTCGACGGCGGTAGACCTCAAGCTTGCTGTGCGAGACCGCAGGGTTCGCGTGATACTGCTCGCTCGTTTCGAGGATCATTTGTCGAGGCTCCTTTCCATCTCGCTGGCGCGGCGCAACAAATCGCGCGCATTGTTGCGTAGCTCCTCGACCTTCTTCTGCGTGCACTCGAACTTTTTGGTCAGGTCGTGGATTGCCTCGTCGAAGTTAGCTCCATCTCCGCAGCGATACAGATCGCGATCCGGCTCCCGCTTTCCCCAAGCCCACACGCGAACGATGTCTGCGCGCACGTTTAGCTGAAGGTGTTCGAGGATATTGCTGTGCTTCTTGCCCAGCCGCTCCTGCTCCTCGGCTAGCCAATTCTGTATGCTGTCTAGGTTCACAGTGCACCTCCTTCCAGCGGCAGCTTCGTCTGCATCGGATCGACTTGAGCTTCGCTCTCGTCGCGATAACGCGCCGACCATCCGAGCTTCACCGTCACGCGCGAGACTTCAGCGACGGCATCGAACTCGACGACGACGGAGACCTTCGCGCGAAGTTCGTGCTGTGCTTCGTCCTCGATGAAGGACTCGGTCGCGGCTTTCCGGATGTTCTCGAAGTTGGTCTCGAACAAGCTGCGGAACTGTTCCGCCGCGCTGTTGATGATCGCTGTCTTGATCTGGTTCATCGGCTCAAAGGTTGGCGGTTAGTCCGGTCGCGACCTTCTCCGAGAGAGGCGTGACGTTGATCGGTTCGCTCGGGATATCCCGCGCCTCCTCGACGGTCCTAAGACCTTTCAAGATGTCGCCGAAGAGGTCGCGAAGGACGTAACCTCTCGCGCGAAATCGAAGCATACGCTTTGGGTAATCCGACCACGGTCCCGCCTTTCCCCACAGCTTTGCCTTCTTCGCGTCGGCTATGGTAAACGTCTCGACCGCCGACTGATCTCCCTTCCGGACAGCGGTGACGCGGTAGCCCTGCGTGTCTGCGCCCGGTTCTCCGATCTCCTCCTCCTTGTACGAGACGAGCAAGCCGCTCGACCGGACGAGAGCCAAAGCGGCATCGCCATAGATCGCGGGACGCCCGTTAATGATTGCCGTATTCTGCAGCGCCGCCATCGGGCTAAGTCCAATCTCGGCGCCGAGTTGGATCGCAACGAGGACCGACTCAGGTCGCTCCATTCCCTTCGGCGCGAAGCCGGATGCGACCACCGCATTCGAGAAGCGGAAAGCTTCTTCGAGCGAGGCGAGTTGCACGCCGGTCGAGCCGAAGCCGATGGGCGTCTTGCGCTGCGTGATTTCCGTGCTGGTGTTTTTTACGTCTTCCATTTTGTTGATCGTTGTTCGTTGTCTATTGGGTTCCCTGCCACCTTGGTCGGTGGCAGGGTTTTTTTCAGAAGGCTTCGGAGTCTACTGAATCAAAGTCGTTCGGTACGGCAGCGGTAGTCGGAACCGCTGAGAGCGTGTTGCGGCGGCGGTGAATGATCTGACGAGCGGCGTTTTCCAGAGCGACGTCTACGGCGCGAGGCGGGAACGGCTTCCCGTTCCGATCAAGCTTCGGCTCCTTAAGCGAGGCGTACCACTCGATGCTTCGCTCTCCGAGAGCGCCAAGAGGCGTTCCCGAGTTCTTCCCGAAGTGCACCACGATGGCGTCAGGATCGTCGACCAGAGCGGTCGGCTGCGGAATCTCAGGACGCGCGGCAAACGCATCGCGAGTAGGCGTGGTTGCTGGAGCGGTCGGCGGTTTTGCATTGGTAGTAAGAGCTTCGCGGATACCGCGCAACTCGCTAATGATTCGGTCGAACTGTTCCGTTGTCATAGGTTCCTCTTAACTTTCTCTGCGTACTGGATCGTTTGTGGTTTGGTGTTACCGCGCGGCCCACCGTTGTGGATACGCGCGAGAGTGGTGGTGTCGCCCTTAGCCCACGCCTGCGGCGCGTAGCGACGGAGGTAGGCGGAGGCGACCTTAATCGAATAGGCGAGGTCAGCGCAGTCCTCGTACCGACCGCCGACGCGGGCGTCCTGCCAGTACGAGCGATGGATCTGAAGCGGACCGAGCGCGCGACCGTTGTCGCCGATAACGGCACCGCGCTTGCCTCCGGTCTCGACGAGGTGGATGGCGCGCCAGAACGAATCCGGCGGCGAGGCGTGCGTCGCCGAGGCGAGCGCGAGGATTGCGACGAGGCGCTTCACAATTCGTCCTCCTCTTCGTCTTCGTCTTCGTCCTGCCTCTGTGGATTCTTAGCTTCCCAAGCGGCGAGGGCGGCGCGCTCCTGCTCACGCTTCGCGCTGACCCTAGCTTCGTCTTCCGCTGTCCACGGGTTCTCCCGCTTCCGCCGCTCGTTTTCGAGTCGGCACATCTCGTCGAAGGTAATGCGGTCTTGCATAGGTTCGTCCTCAGTTGTCCCAGCCTCCGAGCGCGAGCGCCTCCGCGTTACCGCCGCGCTCTAGAATCTTATGAACGTTGCACCGACCCGAGCTCGGCGTGTACCTAAAGGTCCGCTCGATAACCCAAGCGACCGTGTCGCTCGGTAAAGTCCCGAGCGAATTGCGCGCGTCGGTCGCGTTCGAGAACGGTCCATTGACGTCGATGCAGTCGCCGTGCGCGTCGATAAACCGGAGGTTGATTTCGCTGAATTTCATATCGTTGGTCGTTGGGTTAAGTTAAGAACTCAATGGAGCCCTCCGTGGAGGGCTCGATGAATCCTCAACTTAGGCGGCTTTCAGAGCGGCGAGCTGCTGCATCATCGCGCGGACCTCGGCGCTTAGACCCTCGATCTTCGACGCGAGGCTCCAGACGGTACGCTCGCTGGCGTTGGCGTTCCGGTAGCGAACAATCGCGAGGGCCATCGCGGTATCGTCGTTGACCAAGTCCTTCAGCATCGCGAAGGACTTCGCGTCGAGCCGGGTCTCCCAGCCGCCGAGCGCTCCCGCCTCGAAGTTATCGCGACCGATACAAGAGAGGAGGCACTCGTCGCTCATAATCGCGGGCTTGCTAAACATCCAAGCGAGGTAGGACTCGCGGATGAGGCGGGCGACGGTAACGAGGTTGGTCGGCTGAGCCGGGATCTGAAGGGCGGCGCCCTTGACGGTGCCGAAGCTGAAGCGGACGGTGCGGGTCTTGATCGTGTTATTCATTGGGTACGCCGCCGACCATAGACGCCCGCCCGCGCTGTGCGAGATAATAATTCAGCGCCTTATTAGAGCGCTGATTCCCAACGACTTACGGAGAATCAAAATTGCACAGGAGGTCAGACATCGACCGCGTCCGCGAAGGCATCGCTCCCGAAATCGCAGGCGAGCGGCTCGGCTTTAGCCGCGACGTACAACTGCGCGAGGATTCCCGGCGTAGTTAATTCTTCGTTCGATAGGTACTCATCGAACTTGTCGCCTCGTAGCCACAGCTTTGCGATCCACGGCGTAAGCGGCTGCTTGCCGTCCTGCGCTGCCGTCGCGTCGACGTAGAGCGCGAACAAAGCGGAGCACTCGCGCGCGGCGCGGTCCCAGCGGTGCGTCACCAGCCGGATGTAATTTCCCGAGACTCCGCTCGGGAGCGTAAAGGTTTTTTGGAAGGCCATAAGCGTTACGAGTAATCCGTGAACCGTCCCGAGAGCCGCAAGTTGCCAGCACCGAGAGTGCCGCCGTCGTTTCGGAAGATTCTCACCACGGCATTCGTGCTCGTCGAACCAGCGACCTGAGAATTGTAGAAGCCTGCGTACAAGATGTCCTCAACGATGACCAGACCTTCATCCGGTTTGGCAGCAAAGCCGCGATTCGTAAGGTCGATGTTCGCGTCGTAATACGGTCCGCCTGCGGTGATCGCGACAACCTCGTTGGTTTCGTAGACGACGTTAACCTGTCGCGTTGAGGCACCGCCTCCGGTCTTGATGCCAGTGGTAGTTACCGCAGACGAATTTTGATTCGTCATATTACCAGCTGCGTAGCCAGCAATCGTATCGATGTTTGTACCACCTCCAGCCCAAGATCCAGCAACTCCGGTACGATCAACCGCTCGGACGTAGAAGTAGCCAGTCGCCCAGATCGAAGCAGCAATGATTACTTCCAAATCGGTCGTGCGAACTTTGGTCGCAGCATTAGCCGCAGCAGTCGTATCGGTTGGTGGATTGGCCCACTCATAATACGACACCGTCTTGTCAGCAGGAGCAGTCCAGTTCACGCGCAATGACCTTTGGACTGAAGACCCGAACATACTTGGAGGGCGTCCGTAGTTTGCAGCAGCACCACCTGTGTACGTAACACCAGTCGGAGCACCGGGTCCGGTTGCCGAACTTGGAGCAGTGCGAGTAAGCGCAGTCGACACTGACGACAGCTTGCCAAAGTTGGACACTCCTCGCGCTGCGAAGTCATAGGACACGCCGCACGTTAGATCGTCGATGGATACCGCCACGCTTCCAGCCGACAGTTGATTCGCTACGAGCCAGTCACTTGATCCGTTCCTGCGATAGAGTATGTCGAGCGCAACGGCACCAGTAGGAAGTGCTGGAGCATTTAGCGTGATACGCGCGAACGAAGTTCCGTCTGCTGAAATGTACGTCGCTTCGCTGTTGAACGTAGCATTGGACGGAGTGCTGGGAGGCGTCTGATCAACGCTTGAGCCAGAGATGTACGTCGGCACTGCCTGCACTCGGGTCGCGAAACCGGACACGTTCTCGACGGAATCGTATGCCGTGATCCAGTAATAATACGTCGTACCCAGCACGACTTCTGTATCGATGAATCGGGACGCGCGAACTTCTGCGACCTTATTGATGGTGTCGTTAGCTGGAGTGACGCCAGTCGTGTTTCGATACACACCGTACTCGGAGAAGTCGGGCTCGGTGTTATCGTTCCAATCCAACGACACGGCTTGTCCTGTTCCGACTACCGCAGCGAGTCCCGTTGGTACAGCAGGCGCTGTCGTGTCCTTAGCCACTACGACACTTGCCGAGATGTAGCTAGTAGCCACACCGAAGTACGATTCACCATACAGACGAACGTTGTAGCTCGTACCGATCCGCACGTCGGAAGAAATGTAGTCGAGCTCCTGATTTCCTCCGACCTTGGCCCACGTAAGATAGGTAACGGCGTTGCCCTGCTTGTATTCTATCACGACGTTACCGCCCGACTGAATGAACTGTTCGGTCGGCGCAGACCAAGCCACCTTGATCCGAGGCAGCGCCGTGCCGTCTGCTTGGATTAGCTGCGTCGTTCCATCTGCGACAAGGCTAAGATTCGTCGGAGCATCGAGCACGAAAGGATTCGGCAGCGTGGTGGTCGGCGCCTGCACGACTTGGATTTCATCGGTGATGCTCCAGTCGTAGACGCTCGATGCCGTCTCGCGCATCGTCATTTCGATGGCGAGTTGTGGCGGTTGACCATCCGAGACGAAGTTCCAGTCGATGACCTCGAAGACTTTCTCAGTCCAACCGAACTTCGCGAGCGTGACCTTCACCGTATCGCCAGCGCGCACTTGCATCGCGTCTAGACGGAAGCGCGCGGTGAAGGTAATCTCCTGCCGTCCTCGCAGGAGCTCGATCCGCGCGAGGCGCTGCGCGCAAGAACTGGAGGTCGTCATCGGGAGGACGACGTCGCGCCAGTAGCGGATGCCGTTGTCCTGCGCGAGCAGGGTTGCCGAGGTCGCAGGCGGGAAGTCGGTCGGTTGCCACTCGCTCTTCTCCGAGACGAACACGCCCTTGACTGCATTCACCCGGTCGCGCGCGCTTGTCTTGGTCTGAACGCTCAGCGGTCCAGCGAAGTCGCTATCGGTCAGCGTGACGGTCGGGATGCGGTAGCCTGCCGCATACGGGATGATCTTGCCACCTGAGTAGGCGACCAGTCCGCCCATCGCCGACAGAAGCTTGCCGATGTTCTCATCTGGACTGGCGCTGGTGTAGACCACGCCGTTCGTCTCGTACCGCTTTTCGTAGGTGGTCGGAGAAGCCGGGAGGATCTGGACGTTTTCGTCGCAGATATTCGCCGCAACTGAGAAGGCAGTATCATCGATCTCTCCCGCGCTGAGCCCGAGTCCGTACACGGAGTTCGTCAGGTAATCGCGCAGACACAGCGCAGCGTTGGCCGAGTACGCCGTCGTCGCGGTTCGCGTATCGTACACTTGCTTGCCCTTGACCATCGCGCTGATGTTCGGGATGCCTCCCGCGAACACTTGCTGGTCCCAAGTCAGGCGCACGTAGATGTACGCGATGCCCAGAAGCCGGTGCTGCGATGTCCACTTCCCGTTGGTCAAGCTTGCCGTCGCCGCTTCGAGGTTCGTCTCGACGGTCTGCGTATCTGATCCGAGCTTCTTGTAGATGTCTGCCTTTCCGGTAAAGCGCCCGGTGGCTCCGCTGCCCGCGCCGGTCAGAGCAAGTTCATCGTTGAAGTAAACGTCACCGATCTCTTCGACCTGATGCCCGGCTAGAGCTACGACGATATGAAGGTACTCGTTCTTTGTTCCGGTCGTAGAGAGATAGACGATAACGCCCGAGACCTTCGTCTGACCGTAGATGATCTGACGCGCGGCGATTGGCGAGCGCACCATCTGCGTCCGACTCGCCAACGACGGATCATCATAACTCGGCATCTTTGGCGCCAACAGTTTGTTGACCGCCATATTCGCGCCGACGAGAGCGACGAAGGAGACGATTGCCGTGACCGCCTGTAGCGTTGCCATCGAGACGACGACGACACCAGCGGCGTTCGCCGTGCCGAACGTCGTGAGCAACCAGATCGCGATTGTTTCAGCCATTGTTAGACGCGCCAGAAGAACCCGGCTTTTTGAAAGTCGAACGGCGCGAAGAGTATTCCTCGCGCTCCCACAAATGCAGCGTGTGTCCCAATCGATATGCCGATGCTTTCTCCGTTCCCTGTATCGGCGACGACAAGGTCTCCTCGTTGATCGAACTTCCCATCGATACGTTCCAGCCCGACCGGCTCGCCGAACGTGCGTATGATCCCGCGAACGCCTCCGTGTTTCTCTAGGATGCGCGCCGCGCTGAGCGCCGACGAATACTTGCCGCGAAGCTCAGCGGCAGGATCGTGCCCGGTGCAGCGCTCAACCCAGTCTGCAGCGAACAGGCAGCAATCGTTCTGTCCCCAGACAAAAGGAACCGCCCGCCGCTCCTCGATGAACTGCGTCAGGAGATTCGGCCAATGCGGTTTGCGGATCATTCGTATCCTTGGGTTCCAGTCTTGTCGCCTCCCTCCCAATCCGTACCCGAAGCCTGCGCGGGATTTCCCCAGTAAATGGGTTTCTCCTGTAGGTCATTCACGAACTCCAGTCCGAGGTCGGGCATCGTGATCGAGGGCGACGTCGGGAACAGCGTCTGTTGCTCCTCGTCCGTGTAACGGAGTTCCCTAGGGCGCTGGAAGTCCATCAGCTTGGACTCGGCGGTCAGGATGATCTCTGCGTTCTGTCCGTCGTCCGTGATCTGCATCACGTCCATTCGCCCAGAGAACACCGTGACCGGAGACGAGATCAGAGTGCCAGCCGTCGGAGACAGCGCGCCGAACATCACACTCGCCTCGCGTCCTTGATACGTCTCGGTCAGCGCGATGGCGATGCTCGCGGTCGGGACGCCAGACAGGCGCATCGAAATGCCACGCGCGGCTAGGTCAGTCGTCTCCTGCACAGGCGAGATCGTGCCGAATGTTCCGAGCCCTAGATACGTGACCGAGTTGTAGACCAGATTCCCGTATCCCGTCCACAGGTAGACCGGAGTCGAGAAGTTCAGCGACGCCATCAAGATTGGAGATAGCTGCGTCGTCGTGACCTCGGTCACCATCGCTGCCGAGAGGGACCGTCCTGCGGTAGTAATGCTCATTGCGCTACGTCCTCAACGATGCCGAACCCGACACCGTAAATCTTGGCTAGGTCGATAGACCAGTTGGTCAGCGGTTCCGAGAGGCGGAACACTCCCTTCGCGTTCGAGTAGACGATTGAAGTTCCCGCTGCGTAGCTCGCTCGCAGAGCAGGAAAGACCTCAACGCTCGTCGATGAGTTCACGACGATGACCTTGTACAGCGAGGTCGCGATCTGCAGCCAGTCGCCGACAGCGAAAGTGCCGGTCGCTCCGGTAATGCCTAGCGTGCTAGTGTTCGCGGTAGCGCTCGCCACGGTCAGCGTTCCCGTGACAGTGCCTCGCGTCGTCGGGTTGGCGTAGTCTTGGAAATAAAAGGTTCCTCGCTGGACGGAGAGTAGAAATCCGATGACTGCCTCCGCATCGGCTCGGACCATCGGCGGACACTCGACCTGACCCGACCACGCCTGACCCGGCCAATTGTATTGCTGAATCTGATAGGTGAACGGAGAGACGTTGCGCGAGGTCGCCGAGAAGCCAGAGAGCGAAAGCCGAGAGATGCGGAACGGCGATGGCGGCGTGACTGGATAGGTGATTGCCATAAGCGTTAGGCGAACGCCGTCCGATACGCACCGCCGCGCCGCACCATATCCGGAATCTCTGCCTTCAAGCGACGCCGCTCCATCTCCAAGATCGGAGCGAGCTCCGCGCGCGAAACGCCAGCCGCGATGTTGTAGGTAATGTTCACTCCGCCTCCGCCCATCGAGGCGCCGGACAAGCGTTCGTTGCTGACGATCGATCCCGAGTTTCGAGGCACGAATAGTTCGGGACCGCGCTCGCCTACGATGTAGGGATTGCCAGCGCCGACTGGACCGCCGTTGGCGCGGAAAAGGTTTTTGAAGAAGCCTCCTAATCCAGCACCGAGCGGAGCCGTCACGGCTTCTCGGAACGCCAATCTCAGAAGGTCTTGAGCCAGAGTCTTCAGCACCTCGCTCAGTTTGCCGCCCATAAAAATCGCATCCTCCAGAGACTGCGCGATGGTTTCTCCCGACTGACGAGCGATCTTCTGCATCGTCGTCTCTAGAATTTCCCGCTTCGCCAGCACGTTTCGATACTGCTCCTGTAGGCTGATGAGTTTCTCCATCTTCGCGAGCTCCTCTTCCGTCGCCAGCTCGGGAATGAAGTCGGGACCAAGCGTAGAGTTCAACGCCTCGATCTCCTTGACCAGTCTTTGCATCGAACTGCCGAGCGCGATCTGCTGCTCCTCGGCAGTCATCTGCTTCTGGTAGAACTCCTGCGTCGCCTCAGTCGTTGCTTCGACGGACTTAACGTATTCGTCATACACCTTCAGCGCGATCTTGCGCTGATCGGTCGAAAGCCCGAGCACCTCCTTTTCCCTATTCAACTTGTCGACCGCCTGAGAAATAGCTGGGTCTTTCGCTGCCGAATTTACCCGCTGAATCTCTTCCGCCAATCGCCCAAACTGACGGGACGGAGTGTCTCCGACTCCGGCCAATTCCCTCCGCATTTCGGCTAGGTCATTCGTCAGTTCCTTAATCTTCGGCGCGTCACGATCCGCGCGGATTTGGTCCGCGATGCTTGCCGACTCCACCTTCGACACTCCTGTGAGCGCGTCCTTCAGATCGAGGATTTGGTTGACCGCATTTACGGCGCCCATCTTCAGCGCCTTCATCAGCGAATCGAGCGCGCCTGTTGCGCGCGTTACCTTGTCGATCTCCTCGGATGTGGCACCGAACTTCTCTGCGTCCTTCTCGACGTCGCGCAGCGCGTTCGCAAATTCGGTCACGCCCTTCTTCGCCATTCGGAACGTAAAGAACGCACCGATCGCGACGGTCGCGTTGCTGACCTGTCCCTTCAGCTTCTCCAGCGATTGCTGGATGCCGACGAAGACTCGGCGCGTTAGGTCGAGCGCCCTGATTGCGATTGTGGCTTCAGCGGCCATTTTTGTTGGTACGGTTTTTGTGGTTCAGATACGCGATCCATCCCTGCATTTCCGCGACCGGCATCTGCATCACTTCGCTGGCGAACTTGCCGAGCATTTCCGCAATCGCATAGACGGCGACGAGGTCGGCTGCCTCATCGCCGCCGATCAGTTTCCCAGCTCTTCCGCCTTCGGCGCCTCGTCAGACAGGATAGCATTAGCGACGCGCGCGAGGACGTTGGAGTCAGCTCGGTTCAGAAGCGTGATCTTCTGATCGAGCGTGAACAGCTTCTTCCCGTCCGCATCGGATGCTTTCATAATCACGATGTCGACGAGGAGCTCCATATCGCTCTCCCGGCTTTTGCGGTACAGCCGGTTCTTCTCAGCGAGAGTAACAGGCGAGGAATAGATCGTCAGCTTCCATTCCGGCACCTCGATTTTCTTGGTGCCGAGCGAAGCGAAGTGTTCCCTAACTAGATCGATTGCGTCCATCAGTCACCTCAAGCGGTCAGGGATTGCAGCGCGCTGGCGCCTTCGACGGTGATGCTGCCTTCGACCATACCGTCGAACGCCGCAGAGATGTCGAACTTCGTGACGATGCCTTGGCCGGTGTAGTACCGGGAGGTCGCCGCCGTACCCTCTGGATACAACGCAACGGTAACAGTCTGACCGACCGTAAGGGCGATCTGGCCCGCGTTTAATTCGTCCCAGAAGAGATCGCTGTTGAGGCTCCACGTACCGAGCGTCGGTTTGCGCGTGCGGTAGGTGTCGCCGAGCGTGGTGTCCTCCACGGTGTCGAAGGTATGCGAGAGAGCATAATTGCGGAGTTCGCCAACGGTGGTCGCCGAGATTTGGAGGGAGCCCTCCCGTCCGAGATGGTTAGCCATATTAGTCTTGAGTTAGGTAGATTGCTTGAAACGTATGACGAGCCACGCCCCATTGGCGTTCCTCATCGGGTTCGATCACATAATTGACCCTCGTCAAATGGAGATCGCGGCACGCGCCTCCTAGAGTGACATCTGCCAAAACCGCCGCCTCGACCGCCGCGCTGCCTGTATCGAGCAGATCGTCGAGGATCGTGCTCGCGGTGACCGCCGTGAAATAGTCGACCGAGACTTCGAGCGTTCGATACTGCACGCGATTTGACGGAGCGAGCGAGCGCACCTCGATGTCTTCGTTGACAGCGTAGACGGCGCACGCCGGGAAGCTCGTCGACGCCAGCGTGCGATCCCGTCCGCGAAGGAGGTTCGCCGTCACCACAACGCTCGCTCCGGTGATAGCGTTCCCGATAGCGTTTCGGATAGATGTTCTGCTGCTCATCTTAGTACGATCCTGCAGCCAGCTTCGTGAAGCCGAGGTTGATGGCTAGTTTCTTTTCGGCGCGCTCGACCTTCGTGACCGTCACCCGCAGCCGGTACTTTACGGCGGTCTCGATCTTCTTCTGCAAGGCGAAGTCCTTGATGTTGCCGTTACGCGCGATGAAGAATGGGTTCCGCCCGAAGGAGTATTCTGCGCCAGCGCGCGACCCGGCATAGGAGCCCTGCGCGAACTTCTTGATCTTGATGCCGTGAACGTTAGCGGCGTTCGTCCAGCCGCTCAGCGCGAAGCCTACCCGCTTGCTGACGTCTCGGAAATAACTCCGCATCTCAGAGCGGAATGCTACCGCCTTTGCTTCCACTTTCGTAACGCGACCACTTACCCGCCGCGCTTTATGCTCGGCTTTTATGTCGGCAGGATTGCCGAGCACCTTGAACCCTCGGAACAGATTTAGGTTCGGGTTCTGCAGCAGCTCGCGCAGCTTGCCCGCGTTCTTCGTCCGGACGTACTTCGCGATGGATGGATAGAATCCGTTCGTCGTCGCCTTTGCCTCGAAGGCTTGGTAGTTCAGCGGGACCGCTACGCGATTGAGGTCGGTGCGTATGGTGTTCACGCCCGCCTGCCTGCTCGGAGGAGGCGTGTTACGGACAGCGCTCGCGACGAGATACTTCGACTCCTCGCGAATGATCGGACCTAACTCTAGCCCGACCCGCCGGGAGAGCTCGTACAGCTTTACCTCTAGCTGCCTCGCCTCTAAAGAGATTTCTAGGGAGCCGCTCATATGACCTTGCAGACGTCGAGCTCGCAGCCGGTTCCCTCTGCATCGAACCGAATCTGCTCCACGAAGTAGGTGACGCCCGACCGCACCAGCGTCTGCGACAGAGACGGACCTGAGCCCAGCTGGGATGCGAGCAGGAAGATGGTGTATTTCGACTCGGACCGGCGCTGATCCTCGAAGGCATCGAAGACGTCGCGCGACAGCGCCCAGACTCCGGTCACGGTCGAGCCGCCCATCGCGAACGTGATGCCCGCCTGATCCAGAATCGCGCCAAAATCGGTGGCGAGTTGGGCGGGATCGAAGTCGCGTACAGCCATACAAAAGTCCCGCTTGGCAAATTTAGCTGCTCGGCGGAGGCGCCTCGGAGACTTGATCGTCGTATCGGTAGGTGTGCAGCACTTTCCCGATGTGGATTTCTCCGGTTGCGTCCATCACTAGATGCTTCGCCCACGCCCAATCCTCGCCGTAGTTGTTCGCAGGGAACCGAACCCGCCGAGCCATATCGCCACGCCACGCGCATACGTGCCACGCGCTCCGCTTGAATGATGGCTGCTTGAATGGCTCGTTCGGATGCCGAAGCGAAAAGGAGCAGATGGATTCGACTCCGTTAACGATGGCGCGTTGATCGAAGGTGATGACCGAGGTCCGACGCGACGCGACCGCGATGGTGTCGGTTAGCAGCTGGAGGTAGTCGTCGGATACCAGATCATCATCATCGCAGAATGCGACGAACTCGCCGCGCGACATCTGCACCAGCGCGTCTCGCTTCTCGCCGATAGTTCTCATCCGGTTATCGAGAAAGGTCAGTACCTCGACCGCCTGCGGATTCTCCAGCTTTGTGATCTGCGCCTCTAGCGTAGAGAGCAGAGGACACAAACAGCTAACGATCCGGCGCGGCGTCGCCGGTATCAGGACGGAGATGGCTGGTCGGTGCATTAGGGAGCGTCTGGGTTGCGGCTACGGAAGAGAGCGTTGCCCGCTTCATATCGCGCCTGCTGGTTGTTGTGTCGATACGTTGCATCAATCGGCGCCTTGTTGAAGCAGGGATGGCAGTGCTCGAACGTTAGCCAAGACCGAGCGTCGATTATGACCTTGTCCCGCGCGGCGCGGTACGAAAACTCATTATCCGAAAAGACCGACTCGTAGCCTTCGTGGAATACCTCGTTACCCTGCTGCTCGTAGCGTGCCCGCGAGAGGATCGCCATACACAGAAGATCATCCTTCCGGTGTCCGTCCGAGATAGCCACGACGACCGGCTGCTTGTTCAGATCGACGCCCTCGCAGGCGTTAAGCAGCAACTGATCCCAGCCGCGCACTGGCATCCAATCGTCCGAAAGCTGCACCAGTAGCTCTCCGCGCGCCATCCGAGCGGCGCCGTTCCACGCCGATACGCAACTCTGCTTCGGGCTGAGATAGGTCGAGAACTGCTTGCCCATCTCGACCGAAGTCTTGTCGTCGAGGTCGATGGCGAAGATGTGCTCAACCCGAGTCGGGTCTGACGCCGTGTTCAGCCACGCCTCTCGCGTCTGCACCGCCTTCGATGGGCGTCCTCGCGTCGCGTGAAGCAGGCTGATCTTCGGAGTTGCGCCTGCGTGATATTGCCACTGCGCGAGATCAGCTGCAGCGCGGTTCCCGACCGCTCGGCAGGCGCGCGCGTACAGGTCGTATCCCGCCCAGCCGTACCACTTCACTTCGTGCGTCCACGGTCGGTCCTTGGGCAACGGTTCTCGCATCGAAGCCATTTGGTCCGCCCAGTATTTTGCCTTCTCATATTCCTTGAACTCGAAGTGCAGGAGGACGAGAGCGGCGATTGCTTCGCGGCACCACGGATAGATGCCGTGCGCCTCCATCAACCATACGTTGGAATCCCGCCTCGACGTACTGAGCTTCGCCAAATTCAGCAGCGTCTCGTACCGGAACGCTGGCTGTAGATTAGGGAAAGCCAGAGCGACCTTGCCGAACTCTACGGCAGCGTCCCGGTTGCCCGAGCAGAAATGTTCTTGGTGAATGTAGAAATATTGCGTCGCGACTTCCTTTACCGAGTTCGCTAGGATTCGGAGATTACGCTTCCGGTTCTCCTTCTTAACCTCCAGCGGTGCGTGCAGCCAGACGGGTTGTTCCCAGTCTTCGTGCCGGTCGCCTTGAAGCAGCAGCAGATTTTCGTGAACCGAGTGGTGCCACTTTCTACCTTTCTGGTAGAGATCGCGACGGATCGCTCGCTCCCGGTACAGCTTCTTTCCCGTGCCCTGCACATCGTACAGGCACCGCACCATCGCCCGATCTGCGGCGGCTTTCTCCAGTTGTTCGCGGAACGCCTTTGCATCGCCAGCGAACTTGTCGTCGCAATCGCACCAGATCAGCCAGTCGCCCGTGCCGTTCTGAAACGCGAGGTTCCTCGCCGCAGCAAAATCGTCGACGTGATCCCAGCCTTCGGTTCCGACTCCGTTGCGGTACTCACTGACCACGCAAGCGATGCCGCGCTCCTTGCACCAGAGTTCGGCCAGCCCGATAGTGCCATCCGGTTTAGCGCTGCCGATTGCTCGGGTGATCGACAACTCGTCGAAGACTCCGTCGAAGGAGTTCAGCATCCGAACGATAAGCTGCTCCTCGTTCCCGCAGATGACACAGAGTGAAACGCGCATAAGGCTTGGCGCTTCGTAAAAAAGAAACCCGCGCTCCGGTTAAGGAACGCGGGTCGACTAGTGGGATTCTATCCCGCTAGGTTAAGCGTACTGAGTCGCGATCAGCTGACCGGCATTCGTGTTTACGATCTTCTCGGTAACGTACTGAGAAGCGCGCACGATGTTGCTCTTGATCGATTCGTCGCGGTACGTGAACACGCCAACGGCGGGACCGTACTCTGACCAGTTGAGGGTGAATCCGGCGCCACCGCCGAAGAACCCACCACCGCCCTCGGTAACGTTGCCGACCCAGATGTAGGTATTCGCCCACACGTTGGAGGCGGAATACGCCACGCCCTCGGGAGCGATGTCGTAGGACGCCCGACCGATCAGCACCTCGGCAACGCCGAAGACTTCAGCAGCCGCCTGCGTGCTAGCGTTGAGGATCGTATCCGTCGAAACACCAGCACCGCGCAGGCGATTCTGGAACTTGGTGCTAGCGCGGATGCGGGTCCACACGGGATACGGGATCACGACGCGCGCGTTGTTCGTCGACTCGCCGTTGGCGAGCATACGATCTAGAGCGAGCTGGACGTCCTCGCCAACGTCGAACGTCGCGAGATTCGCAGTGGTGTAGGCCGTACCGGAGTTGGTCGAGGTAAAGTTGCCGGTGTTGAAGATCGCACCAGCAACGCGCAGTTCGTGCGCGAGGAGCAGCTTGCGCTGCGCCAGCTTGGCGGCGATCACCTCGGCATCGAAGAAGCGCGCCATATCAGCGGCCACCGTGTCGTCCACGGCTTCCTCGTAACCCAGCTCGACGCAGCCGTAGGTCTCGTACTGGAACGCACGAGTGCCACGAGCATACGTCGAGTAAGGCGAACGAGGCTTGACCTCGGACTTGAGCAGTTGTCCCTGCTGGAGACGGAACGAAGGGTACTGACCGGCGCGAACCGGGACGTTCAAGATCGGCAGCACGCGCGTGCCGATAAGGGTCGTCTCCCAGTCCTTCGCCTGTTCCAGAACCCCAGCGATATCGCCGCGAAAGATCGCGGCAGCATTGGAATACATTGTAGGTAAAGTTTAAGGTTAGATGTTCTTCGGGATGAACTCGATCACCGCGCCAGCGCCGGAAGTCGTGGTCAGCGACTTGCCGACAGTCACGGTCCCGGTGATGGCAAGCAAGCCATTGGAACCGAGGAAAAGGGTATTCCCAACAGTCACGGACCCGGAGGTCAGCGTGCCGTTGAGCGTGCCCTGATTGGTGAAAAACGCCACGGTGACGTAATCACCAGAAGCTGCATCGATGGTGGCGATGCCGTCGCAAGCGGTGCTGGTCGAAAGATCAACGCCGCGATTGGTGGAGATCACCACACCAAGAGCGTGCGTGATGACGGTGTTGGCAAGGAAAGTACCCGTGCCGAGGTATTGAGTAGCCATTTGAGTAGAGGTTAGAACTTAACGATTTCGCCCTGCGCGACCCGCTGCCGGTAGGCGGCGTATTCGCTAGAGTGGTTCTTGATGCAGAACGTCATCGCCGCAGCGAAGTCGCCCTTCAGTTCAGTCTTCTTCGCGCGAAGGATGTCCTCGAACTGCTTCGACTCCTCCTTCTTCGCGGGAGCTTCAGCCGACACGACAGGCACGGCAGGCGCACCAATCGTCTTGGCAAACTCCTTAAGCGCAGACTCCGCAGCCTTGTTGGCCGCAAGCTGCACTACGTCCGCCTGCGTGCTCATCGCAGCAGGCTTGTCTTCGGGTTTCGGCATACCGACCTCCAGCTTGGAGAGGCGCTCCGAAAGACCCATCATAGCGGATTCGATCATACCCGCGATTTCTTTCTTAACATCATCGTTCATAGGAATGGTGATTTCGATCTCAGGTTTCTCCTCCTCGGGCGTGGTGCCCTCGGCGGTCTGAAAAGCTTTGAGTCGCCGCTCAAACAAACCGGCGGCGTTTGCTGCTGGCTCCGAAACGAGGTCAACCGAGTAAATCTCGGAGCACCTCTGGAGCATCATCTTGCCTTCGCCGGTTTCTACGGCTCCCGAGAACGCGATGGATAGGCCAAAAGTATCGGGAATCTTTTGCGCGATCTCCAAGACGTAGTCACGATGCGGCGAATTCTTTAGCAGATTGAGATCACCGAGCAGCTTCGTGCCATCGATCCGCAAGTTGTCGACGAAGCCGATGATGTCACCCGCACCGCCGTGGTGATCCATTTTAACCTTCAGACCACCTTCGTACTTTGAGGCGGCTTCCATCACTTGCTGCAAGGTCTTCGCGTCGACCATCACGCCGTGCCCGAGCGCCGGTCCCTCGCTGATGAGCGAGACGCCCTTGATGACGCCGGTCGCTGTATCGACCTGTCCCGCCGCTACGGCAAAAGTGATAGTAGGCTTCATCATTTAATTAACAGTTTCGTCAAGATTGGCACCAAAATGCCGAACGCGCCGATAGCTCCTATCCATTTCCAGATATGTCTTTCGTGCAGAACGATCTTCCGTTCGATCCATTCCACCCGAGCGGCTAACCCTCGATGACCCATTTCCTCGTCTCCGATGATCGCCTTCTCGATGCGCTCGACGGAAGTTTGTAGTTTGTCGAAGCTTTCTGGATTCATTTAGAGCGGGTGAGTTGATGCCGCACGCCGAGCCAAAAGTAGACGCACGCAAAAGAGACCGTTAGGATTTCCGGCTGTAGCCCAGCCAGTTGATCCGCCGGTCTGCTCCAGATGTACCAGCACGCGCCGCCGACCATCAGCGGACGCACCATCTGCGTCGAGAAGGCAGCGATGGTCATCAGACCGTGCATCCAGTTCGGAGCGGTAGGCGGCGGCGTGTAGCCAGTCCCAGCCGTACCCTCGACTGCCTTGGCAAACGCCTCGACCTCTGCGATGGCGATTTGCTTTTCCTTGAGCGCGGCAATCTCAGCGATGCGCCGCTTGCTCGCTGACCACTCCTTCAGTTCGGCTACGCCCGAACCGAGAACTTGCGTGATGCCGCCGAGGATTGTACCTCCAGCGGCAGAAGCCAGAAACGCCAGAAGGCTCATCGTCAGCACCCAGACAAGATGCCGACGAGAATCAGCAGCCCGACGCCGAGCGTCGCAAGCTGCACCTTCGTCAGCAGATCAATTTTCCTTTCCGCCGGTAGGCTCGACCAGCGGTGCCAGAGTTCGGAAAGCTTTTTCAATGATTTCGTGTTCGGCGCGCGTGCCACGGAACTGAGTCGCAGCCTGCGCGAGAATTTCGAGTGCCTGTTTCGGAGTCGGATTTTGGTCCATAAATCACCTCAGCGCGTCAAATCACGCTGTGACGACAGGAGTCAAACCGGCGTTCTGCGCGAGGACGGTGTAGAACGGAACGTCGTCGTCGCCGTTCCATTGCTCCGTCTGCTCGGTGGTAGCCTGCACCAGTTGCGTAGCGACCTCGCTGCCGTCAGCGGCGAGCAACACGGTGTCGGCAACGGCGGGACCGTTCTGATAATTGACGTAGCGAACGCCGAAGTTAACGGCGGTCTTGGTGCCGGTCGGCGTCCAGATCGTGACCGGATCGATAGCGATGAGCGTTTCCATATTATTGGGTGAGTTGGTAAATCGAGAAATGGATCAGACGAGGTACGGGTCGGAGGCAAGGATGACGGCGGGATCAAGCCCGAGTTGCTGGCACATCCCAATGATCGTCGGGTTCGTGCTCCAGAACCACGCGAAGTTGTCCCAGAGGAACTGCTGCTCGGCTGGCAACGAAGCGAGCAGCGTCATCAGGTCGGGAATCTTGTTCGCGTCGTTCACCCGTGACACGATGGTGTCCTTACTCACGCGATAGGGTGGCGCATACTCAGTTGGAATCCATCCTGATGCGACAAGCTCGTTCCATTGCTCGGCGGTAACGAACTCCCAACCCTGTGATGTGATCGGGTCGGGACTCTGGCTGAACAGTTTCTGCGCTCGGTTGATCTGCATCTTAGAAGTAAGTTGTAATGATCACGACGCCATTGCCGCCAGCGCCGCCAGTTCCGCCGGTCGAGGTTCCACCACCGCCACCACCGCCACCACCGCCGCCAAGACCACCGGCGCCGCCAGTACCTCCAGTTCCGCCAGTACCAGCACCACCGCCACCGCCGCCGCCACCGCCGTTGCCCGTCAGAGTGTAGGCATCACCAGCAGTTCCAGTTCCTCCGGTAGCTCCGTTAGTTCCGCTTCCAGCACCCGAACCCCAGAACCCAGACGTACCTGCGTTCGTTCCGCCCTGCCCGTTATTTGCCGCGCTTACGCCACTTCCGCACGCGCCACCGCCTCCACCGTGGACTGAATCGCCACCGGCCCGCGCTGAGAAGTCCGAGCCTTGACGGTTACCGCCGCCGCCGCCACCGCCCCACTCCGCGCTTCCGCCGTCGTTTTCGGAGCTTCGTCCCGAGCCGCCAGCACCGCCGGTCACTTGCATCGTAATGCCAGAGAATCCATTTGGAGCGCCGCCAGCCAGATTTGCCGAACTCGGATTAGACGATCCCGCGCCAGCCGTACCACCTCCAGACCCGCCGCCCTGCGCCGTGCCCGATACACCACCGCCACCGCCACCGCCACCGCCAGCAAATAGGAGGATGCCGGATGTCGGAGGGCTGGTGTTGTTGCGCGCAACCGTCGAGTTTCCTCCCGCCGATCCTACCGATCCCGACCCAGATACGCCACCCGCGCCGCCAGCGCCGCCCGCACCTACGATAACGTAAGCCGTCGATGGCATATCATCGCCACGCACCCAGACCTCGTTTCGTGCGCCGCCACCAGAACCAGCGCCACCGTTACGTGCCGTCCCGGCTGCACCACCACATCCGCCTCCGCCACCGCCACCGGCTCCTAGGCAGACGATCAGCACCATCTTGGCGCCAGCAGGCTTCGTCCAACTAAGCACCGAGCCCGTGGTCGTGTACGTGTCCACTTGCGCGGACGATCCACCGCCGCCGCCTGCCCAGTTGAGCGAGCTACGTCCCCAGTTGTTCGTCGAGGTGCAGACGTACAGGTACGAGGCGTCCCAAGTGATCTGGCCCTGCGTGCCGGACGCCGTCTGCGAGGCGGGCGTCTGCGCGGTAGGGATGCGGAAGGCGTTGGTCGCAGCGTTGGCGATGAGCGTTCCGCCTACGGTGATCGTGCTGCTGGAACCACCGATCCCTACGTTACCTCCTAGATCATTGATCCGAAGCTCGCGGAAATCGAGGGTATCAGCCGCAGTCAGTTGGACATAGCGGCTCCCGGCGGTAGCTGACGGGAATCCCTTAACGTTAAAGCTCAGCCCTCCTAAAGTCGCATCTGCACCGAAAGTCGCAACAACGGCAGACGCACTCAACGCTCCATTAGCGGCGCCGGTATTGTTCACGAACAACCGGCCACCCATATTGATGTTACCGCCAATCCCTACCCCACCCACAACTTGAAGCGCGCCGCTAATGTTGTCTACAGATTGAGTACCTCCGAAGACCTTAAGCCCGCTGCTCCCAGCAATGTCTGTCGTGCCGCCGATCAGCAAGTTGGCGCTCGTCGGCGCGAACCGTGCGACCTCATTGCCGAACGCCTGCTGGACGAAGCGGATAAACCCACCAGCGCCGTGAGCCGACAAGCCGACCACACCATTGGCGGCACCGTTTACGAGGAACGCGCCGTTAGCGTAGGCCGCAGTACCGTAGGTAGGCCCGAACACTTGAGCCAGTCCGGTGACGCCATCCGATATGAGTTCAATGCTGGTCGTTGCTCCAGCGCCGGTGATGTCGTTGACGAACGACGCGACGGTACGGAACGCAGACCCGTTGATGCTGCGGACCGTAAGCTGCCGCGAAGCGACTGCCGCGCCACCGTCACCAATGAATGATCCGCCAGAGGTTGCGCTGACCGTCAGCGGATTCGGCACCGTGACGCCCGACGCCGAGACGCTCATCCCGAGCACGCCAGACGGAACGAAGTCCATCTGCCCGTTGGGCGTGCCGAACCGCAGGCGACCGGGGAACGTCGCGTGCCCGTTGCTGTACGCCTCGATGGTGCTGGTGTTCGTCCCTGCCGTCAGCGTGTGGCGCAGCGTCGCTGCCGTGCCTTGGTTCGTGTTGGCAATGTTCGTCCCGGTGACGATGGAGTTGCTGTTCTGCTGACTGAAGATCGCGCCGCCGTAGCTAGCACCACCGCCAACGATCAACGCGCCGGTGCCGAATGCGGAGGATGGCGTCGTAAACAGAACGGTAACGGTCCCGCTGTTGATCGACGGCCCGTAGATGTTGAAGCCCTCGTAAGCAGTCGAGTTATCAATGGCGGCACCTGTCGTGCCGAACCAAAACTTGTATTGGCCGGACAGGAAGTTGAGGTCAAACGCTCCGTACAAGAGACCACGGTTGGCGCGGTAGGCGTTTACTTGGGTAAAGCTGTTGCCGAAGTAACGCATACCAAACCCATAGGACGCTCCGAACTCGTTCTGTAGGTCGATGGCGGCAACCGCCGCGTTGCCCTGACTATTGTTGCGGGCAATGAATCCCAAGCTGCCATTGACCGACGAGACCTGTGGGTTGTAACCGCTCGTCCGCACGTTCCAATTAACGCCGCTGGCTGGAAGCGTGATGGTTGCGCTGTTCCCAGAGGTGTCGTACCACAGGTTCCCGCTACCCGGCTGGTTGGCGTCGGGAGCGAGCATCAGCCCGATGGGATAGACGGAGATGTTGTCTACGTTGCCGGTGAAGTTGGGCGACGAGATATCGATCCCGCCAACAGCAATTCCGGTGATCGCTACCGCCGTGATTTCCTCGATGTACGTTCCGTTTGCAGTACGAGTCGGCGCAACTGCGGTGCCCGAACTTGTACCGCCTAGGAAAAATCGCACTCCACCAGCAGATAGGCCAGAGATGGTGTAGGTACAACGATAGCGTCGGCCTACCGTTTGCGCCACTTGAGTGAAAAGTGCGCCGCCGGGTGCAGCGGTAAATACCGCCTGACCGCCGGTAATCGAAACTCCGGCAGGGACCGTCCATCCAGTAGCCGAAGAAAAGTCTCCGTTGGTTACGAGATTGGTGGTATTGTTGGCGTTGTTGTAATCCGTATCCGCAGGCGCACCCGACTCGTACAGCGCGCGCACTTCGGCAGCGGAAAGGGCGCGGTTGTAGATCAACGGCGTTCCGATAAATCCAGCAGACGGCATTACCGTCAGTCCGCCAATAGCGTTAGTGTAGTCGGTTGCTAACGTGCCCGATCCATCAGATAAGCCATTAAGATAGATCGTCGTAACGCCGGACGCGCGCACCGCAGTCACGCAATACACGGTATTTGCCTGCAATATCGTGCTGCCGAAAAGCTGTGCCCCAGCATTGGCATTCCGCACGCACAACCGTCCTGCCGGTGTCGAGTCGGTGGTGCCAAATTCCCACGACTGCGCGATACCGCCCTGACCGATCCGCAGAAAGACGTTCGCCGCAGTCGGCGTAGTAAGCCGCACCCAAACCTGTGCCGTGTAATCTCCCGTGCCGAACGCGGCGAAAGTTCCGACATTGGCGCTCGACGTTCCTTGCGAGATCAATCCCTGCCGCGACGCGCGCGCGTTCTGCGTTGCAGCCACAGACGGACCTCCGGTGCCGAGCGCAAAGTTGTTGGCGGTGACGGTGCCCGTGCTGTTGATGCCACCCGATACCGCGATGCCAGACCCAGCTACGTCGGCAATCGACCCAAGGTTTGCATTGTAGACCCGAACGATTTCCGAGCCGTTGGACAGGATGCGTCCCCAAGTGTACGACGCCGCCGTGTCCGAGGCGAACGAAAGTTGAGGCTGCGAGACCGCTCCGATCAGCGACACGGAAGACGGCGACGTTCCTAGACGTTCCGCAGCCACCGATGCATTGGCATTCGTCGCGCTAGATTTCACCGTCCCGTTGGACTTGGTGCTTACGATGTCGCCACCAGCGTAGATGTTTTGGCTAACGCCCAAGCCACCGTTAGTGCCGTTGCCGACGAGCAGCGAACCCGTGATGGCGCTCGACGAGTTGGTTGTGCCATAGACCTTGAGCCCACCGCTGCCGGGAATGTCGGTGAACCCTCCGATCAGCAGGTTGCCTCCGGTGCTAAACCGCGCCTTCTCTCCACCATTCTGATAAAAATTAACCGAGTGATTCGAATACGTTCCAAGCACTACGTCCCCACCAAATGACGCATACCCATTAACGGTCGGGTAAATCCGCATCTGCGTGCCGATGTGGATTTCGCCCGTACCGGGAGGCGTGATCGTTACGTTGCTATTTGCGCCCTGACCTAGCACCAGCGACGCGCCACTTGACCCGCCAGTCAGCGTAAGGTTGGTCGAGGTCGGTCCCGTCACCGCACTCAGCGTCGCCGTGCTGCTGTTCTTCCAGAGGCTCGTCGCGAAGTCATACCCAAGCACCTGACCGTTGGTCGGGCTGCTGATCAGAACGTCGTGGATTTCGTCTAGCTCGTAGCCGTTCTGGACTCGGACATACAGTTCGCCGTTCCCGGCGTTTGCGCGCTCTACGATGCCGACGTAGACGAGATGGTTCGGCGCATACGGCTTGGTCGCCGTGAACGAGCCGGGAGTCGCGCCGAGGTACAGGGTATCGCCTTCGTTGTACGCTCCAAGGTTAAGCCCATCGACTACGCCGACACAGGTAACAGTTCCGATTCCGTTCGCTGCGATGCTAGCCGAGGAGACTACGCCAAACGTTTTTGCCGAGGTCGCGTCGCTGGTGTTGTACGCCAGCTTGACCGAGGGCCGGAAGCCAGTCGCGCCGAACAGATAGACCACTTGGCCCTTTGTGATCGCGACGCTCTCGGCGTTCACAACGGAAGCGGTCAGAGTCTCAGCCGCGCCGCCGCCGCCACCACCCGTAGCCGAAATGGTGATGTTGCCGGGAGTGTTCGTGATCGTGACGTTCGCGCCAGCCGTGAGCGTGTTGCTCACGAAGGAACTTCCGTTGCCGATCAGCAACTCGCCCTCCGCAGGCGTGCCGTAAATGTCGTTGAGCGAGGTGATCCCGCCGCCACCTACGCTCGATCCACGCGCCGCCGAAAGCGTCCAGACCTTGCTGTTGCGTCCCGGCTTCTCGGTGTTCCCGTCGATGTTCGACACGAACGAGTCGCCGTTGAACGCGACGAGGTCGAGCTTGTTGTACGTCTCGCTCGCGCTCCACTTGCCGCGCGGGTTCAGTCCCTTCGGCTCGGCGAACTCCTTCCGAAGCTGATCGATTTCCCCGGCGCGCGGGAACCGAGCAAGCTCCGTCTTTACCAACTCTGCAACTTGGCCGGGAATCTTTGCCGCCTCCTGCTGTGCTGCGACTTCCAGTCCCTTGCGAGCATCCTCTGCGAAGTCGCTGACGAGCGCACGCTCCGCCGCCAACTGCGCGTACCGAGCCTGCACGCCCTTCTCTAGTTCGATGAAGAAGGCTTCGCTCTTCTTTGCGAACTCGCCCTTTGCCTCGGAGAAGAAGTTGCGGATGTCCTCGATCTTCCCGTTCGTCTTCTCGTCGCAGAACTCGATCAGATCGGAGCGCAGTTGCGGCTCCATATCCTCGATGGTCGCGTTGATCTGCTCCAGCAGGAACGTCCGAAGGATCGGAAGCTGCTCAACGAGCCGCTTGAGTTCGGCGCGCTGAACAATCGCAAGCTCAATGAGGTGGTCGATCTGCTGCTTGGTTTCCATTTCGGTTTTTAAGTCTGCTTCGTTTCGACAGGCGTATGCGACCGCATCATAGCGATGGCATCGAGCCAGTCCTTAGCCGACAGCTTGCGAAGCCCTGCATCGACCTCGACCGGACTTTCGAGCGTTACGGTCGGCGCTGGCGCGGAGTTTTCCTCGCGCGAGTTCAGCCGCTCGACGATTGCGTTAGCCCAAGTCCGACCGGCGTCGCCGCCCCAGCCCATCCACGCCTGCCAGCCCTTTCCTTGCTGCGACCACGTTTCGCCCTTCTTATCGACTTCGTGTCGGTCAAAATACGCCTTCATCCGCCGCACGGTTTCCTCGCTGAGAGGTTTGCGGTTTTGCAGATCGCGCGCGCGCGCTAGTCCTACGGCGGTCATACCGCGCTGCGACGCGGGTTTCTTCTCGCGCACCGCAAGCGCCCGCCTCGCGTTATCCGCCATCTGCTTCGTCGGCACGTATGTATTCTCGGCGAAGTTGACCTCGATAGTCTGCGACAGCGCTTCGTCAGCGGATACCGGCTCCTCGGTTGAAACCGGCGCCGCCTCGGTGCTGCCTTCCGTCGGAACAGTAGCGGTCGGCGAGCCCTTGCCGGTAGTCGCATTGACCGCCTCGACGGCGTCGTTGGTAACCTCGGTGCCGAGCGCGGCGGCCATCGCGGGATTTGCGGGAAGCTGCTGCGTGACCATACGGATCGCGGTCTCGGGAATCCCGTAACGCTGCGAGAGTTCTTTGATGTACGCAGCCTCGGCGGCAATCTGCTCTAGCCGAGCGAACGCATCGGTTCCCTCCTGCGAGGCGATCTCTTGCAGGGACTTCGCGCCTTGGCGGTTCTCTGCCATATTGGCTGCGCTCTCGCGGCCAACGTCGATGGTCAGCTTGGGCGGGAATCTCCACTCGCCACGGGTAGCACGACGGAGCGCCTGCACCATCGTCTCGCCATTCTGAAGTGGAGGCGGCGGCAATTCCTGTCGGGCAATCGCGTCGAGCAGCACCGCGTTCTTGATCGGGTCGAGAACTTTGTCCTGCAGCACGCCCTGATGGCGATGGAACACGCGGTCAGCGGCGGCGAACTCGGCGCGCACGCTCGGTCCGGTGTAGTCCTCTGTGCCGAAGAGGACGCCCTGCGGGATGCCGGTCCCAATAGAGATTTCGTGCATCAGATGCGCGATGAATCCCGCGAAGGCGTTCGAGGGACGCGACGGCATTACCTCGACCTTGTCCGCCGTCCCGAAGTACCGGATGGTCGCGACTTGGCTGAACTCGTTCTGCTGCTCCTGACCGTTCGGCAGGACTTGGTTCGGAGGACCGGGAGTGAAGAGGTTGCGCGGATTCGCGCTGCCTCGGTCGGAGAACACCAGCGCAGCCTGCTGGCTTGCGAACCGGACGCCCGCTTTCTCGGCTTCGAGAATCTCGTTGAGCATCCGGATCGTCCGCTCGGTGCAATGGAAGTCCGTGATGCCGCGCATCTGATCCGACCGGAACGGATCGAAGTAGTGGCAGAAGGAGGAAGCCGGAATGTCCTCGGCTCCGAAATACACGCCCTCGCGCGTGACCCGGTAAATTCGATACGCGACCGGGCGCCCGAACTCATCCACGATGACGCCCTGATAATAGTTGTTCGACTCGGCTCCGATCTCGTTCGGGTTACCGATTCGGGTCGCCGGGATCATCTGAATCTTCAGACCCTCGTCGAAGCGCCGGATCGCAAAGCCGCAGTCGCCATCGACCGGGCGCTCTTCGCACGCCAGCTGGATCAGCTTCCGAAAGCTGTGCCGCCCGCTAATATCGCAATACTTGCACCAGTTGTGGAAGAACTCATTTACCTGCGCGTTGTAGTCCTTGTCCCCGGTCGCAGCGCTGTATTCCGTCGGCGTCAGGAACTGACCGAACTTGCGCGAGATTGCCCGAGCCTGCGGCACGTTCTCCACCAGCTCCCGCGCCTCCCACATCATCACGACGCGAGAGCGCGTGGTCTGCGCCGACTCGCTCGGCTGTCCGTAGGTTCGCGGTGCGTAAATCCGATTTGTGACGCTGGCGTTGTACGAGAACAGTTCGCGCTGCACGCGCGCCTCCAGCCGCTTCAACGCATAGGTCGGCGCCACCGCTTCGAGCGCCCGCTCGTACCAAGGACGATTCGAGATGACTTGCGAGGCGTCAAAAGTCGGGAGGTTGCTCATCGTCAGAAGCCGTTGAAGCTGACGAACGACGTCGTCGTGGTGATTCCGTTTGCGTCGTCGATAGCAGACTGCAGCTGCCCGAGCATCATATTCAGCTTGTCGAGGTCCGCCCGATTGACGGATTTCCCGTTGAGGCTGTAGCTCTGATTCAGCAGGACGGCTTGGATCGCCTCCAGCGTCTTCGTCTTCAGCGTGTTGAGCGTGCCAACATCAATGCCGAAGAAAGGATTAGACAGCGCGGCCATTTCCAAAAGCCGCCTCCGTCAAAAGCCACTTTGACTATTGGGCTACCTCTTTGGGCGGAACGTATTTGAAGACGTTCGCGATGGTCGCCATACAGAGCAGCATCGCGCTGGTATCGAGACCGTGATTGGGCGCGTTGTGCTTTACCTCGCGCCACTCCCAAACGCCCGACCTAACCTCGACTTTGGCTTCGCCTTTAAGGTGCTCTAGGTACAGCGGGTTGACATCGCTCGGGAGTTCCCACCGCAGATCGCCTTTGTTCTCTAGCGCGGTCTGAAGGACGTCCTTGAAGTAATCGCCGCTGAAGTTGTAGAAGTAGACGTCGCCTCCTCTGAAGTCGGATACGTGCGGCTCGGAGAACGGGAAGTTAATTACCTGTCCGCTGGCGTCATCGCGTAGCGCCCAAGTCCGTCGCCCGTAGCCACGCATCGAACGCCACCCGAACTCGGCTGAGTCGTGATCGACATCTGCGGGTCGGTAGCCTCTGTCCTGCGCCACGCATTGATCCGGAATCTTGTACCGCTTCTGGAGAAGCCGTAGCCCTGCGCGCGTATCGACGCGCCCGAAATACAACTGCCGGTAGTGCTGGCGCGGCTCGTTGGCGAAGGCTCCGATCTCGACCCACCAGTGATCTAGCTGCCTGTCGATAGCCATCATCCGCAGTACCTCGTTCGGCATAGGCTGTCCCTTATCGTAGTCAGCTACCGCGTAATCTCCCTTCGGGACGAAGACGTTCAGCACGCGCCGCTCCATTAGCCACGGCTTAGCTTCGCGCTTGGTTCGGAACTCTTGCATCGAAGTCGTATCGCCGACTCGGATGGCGTGGTTATGCGCCTCGCAAAACTCTTCGACAAGGAGCTTCATCGGTCGACTCACAAGCGCCTCGATTCGGAAGGATACCAGTTCCCTCGGCGCGCGCGTATTCGTCGCGACAAATCTGCCGGTCTTCCGCCACTCGGCGCGCGTCCTTTCCTCGTCAGGCGATTCGTGCCCGCAGTGCGAACAGCGGAAGCGGCAAGTCTCGACGGCGCGCTGGATATCAAAGGTGTCGTCCTCGCGCTTCGCCGACTTATCCCACACGACGCCGCCGACGACGTCGCGCCCATCTCGCTTCAGAAACGAGATTTCGTGCAGCTTGTGGCACGCGGGACATTCGGCCATCCACTCGCGTTGGTCGCCGCTCCTGTAGGAAAGGTCTTCGACGTTACCCGTTTCCGCATCCATTACGGCTGCTTGCGAGACGTTGTACACCTTACTCCGTCCGACCTCCTCAAACTTCGATACGCGAGCGATTGCGTGACCGTAAACGTCCTGCCACTTCGGGAGCCATATCTCGTCGTTCACCTTGTACCGGATCGACTGAGATTGCTGCGTGCTGATATTAGCCGGATTGAGGGTCAGAAAGAACCCGCCGAAATAAATCTCGGTCTGCGTCCTCTGCGGTCCCATTTTTGGTAGTAGCCTCGCGACCGGCTTACAACGTTCGAGGAGCGGGTTAAGCCGAGACTTACAATGTTTCTCGACCATTTCGTCTGTCTGCATCGTCCAAGAGATAGGACCGGCGTCGTTGCAGATAAGCCAAGGAATCCAAATGTCGGCGACCAAGGTTCCGCCGATCTGCACGGCTTTGCGGAAATGTACGCGCCGAATCAGCGGGTCTTGGAGCGCGTCGAAGATCGGCATCAGCCACGGCGTGATCTTCGCGTTAAACGGTCCGCTAGTTGCGTAGGACTCCGGAAGGACAATATGCCTCCGCGCCCACTCGTAAATCGGAGCGCGATCCGGTCTCGGAAAAACGAATCGGCGTCCGAGACGCGCCTCGACCTCACTCATTCGCGGGCTTCGGTTCCTTCTTCGGGCGTCCTCCGAGCGCTCCGTTTTTCCTCGCGGCGAGCGTCTTCCGTTCGGACTTAACCGCGCCGCCTCGGCGCCCGAGCAGACGCGCGTACTGCGAGAGATTGACCGGCGGTAGCTCGGAGACAGGCGATGCCTGTATGGTAGGTTCGGGATGCATAAGGGCTAAATAAAGCCCTCCCAGAAGGAGGGCTCGATTAACCCTTAAGCGACCAGATTCAGCAGCTGACCGGCGCGCTTCTCTAAATCGATTCGCGCGTCGACGAAGTCGAAGTCCCGAGCATAGGCGGTGTAGCCCTGCACCAAATCCCAGAGCGTGCGGCACTCTCCCTCTTCCTTGATCGCGCAGGAGATCGCTTCGCGAGTCTCTGCCTTCGTGAACTTGAACGGAGCCAGTAGCGTGTCGAGTTCGTCTCCGCTCGGGAGCAGCTTCTCGTTCGCGCGCTTGATAGTCGCCTCGTCGTTCGCGATAGACGCCTCAGCGTACTGCTGCAGCATCGGCGCAGCGTCGGAGTCGAAGCGCGCCGGACCGAACTTGGAGTGACGGATGACGAGCTTGTTAATATTCTGCGCGCCCCAGACGATATGATTGCCGCAGACCTCGTTGAAGAGGAACGTCATTAGCCCGAAGGTCTTCGAGCCGACTTCGCTGTTCCAGACGAAGAACCCGCGATTGAGCTTGGCGCGCCGTCCGACTTCGAGCCGGGAGCCGCCGTCGATCATAAACATAAACACATCGCGGTCGCTCGCGTAGAGACCGGACGGGACCGGCGCTCCGGTGTGACGGTCATAGGCAAGCGGGTTGTAGAACTTCCCGTTAGTCCGCTCGACGATCCGCCCGACGGCGTCGACGCAATCGGCGTCCCAGATTCGGCCATAGGTCGGGCTCGTTACCGCCTGCAGGGTATTCGCGCGCTCGCCGCTTTGATCGGCGATAGTCATAAACTTGACCTCCTCGCGCGAGGCGCGGTCGATCCCGCTGTTAATGCAGCTGACGGCAAGATCGGTCGGCAGCTTGCGGAGGTAATTTGCGGGCGCGCCGATCAGCGAAGAGAACTGACCGAAGCTCCAGTGGCTCGGCTCGCAGGCGGCGATGCCGCTGTTAAGGATGATGCTGCCGTTGCGCTCCTCGGCGCGGATGCGGGTCAGCGGGAGGTCGACGGAGCGCGAGACCATCCGGCGGTTGTGCACCGAGGTTCGGAGATCGGCCAGCGTCTTAAAGCGCTGGTCGGCGGGACGGGACGCCCATTGGGCGGAGGCTTGCATTAGGTTCGTGGTCATTGTCGTATTGGTTTTGGATTACTTGGCAGAGTTAATGGCATCGATGATCTTGGTCAGGAAGTAGCCCTCGACGTAGTTGGTCTGGGAGTAGCCTCCGACGTAGGCGTAGAACTTGCCGCTGTTCAGCACTCCGATCTGCGGGTACTCGCGGAGACGAGCTTGAATGTATTCCTGCCGGTCGCGCTCGATGCGGGCGCGGAGGGCGTCGTTGTATTCGGCTCGCGCGTCGGCGGCGCGTTTCTCGTCGCGGGAGTCAGCTAGGGTCTGGATGATCTTGGTGGTCATTGTCGGTTGGGTTTTGGTTGCGTTGTCGTACTGAACTTATGAGAGGAGAACCGAAGCGGTTCGGAGTGTCGAGATGTATTTTGCGGAATCTTGTTAGCGCTTGAAGAGGTGAATCATCTCGCCGCGTCCGCAGGCGGTAGAGCCGACCAACTCGCTGGTCAGCGGCATCTGGTACATAGCCCGAAGGGCGGCGAGCGCGGCTGAATGATTTTCCTTCGTCGAGAGTTCGTAATTGTAGGAGATCGTGGCGGGACGTCCGCATTGACCGGCTTCTCCAACGACGGCGGCTTTAAGCGCCGTGCCTCGGGTATCGGTAGCGGGAATGAGCTTGGTCTTGATGGCGAAGAACATTGTCGTGATTGGGTTGGCTAAGGTTAAAGCTTCTTGGAGGTCTGCTTCCGGAGGGACTCCTCGACGCGGTACCACTTGAGGAGATACTCTTCGCGGCTCATCGCGCCGTGCGTGACGAGGTTGAAGTCGGACCGCTTCTTGCTTCGGAGGGCGGGAGGGAGGATGTTTGTCATCGTGCGATCACCAAAACCTAACCGCTCCGGATAAGCCATATGAATACAGGCTTTGGTCTCCTGCGATTCGCTTCCTGCTACCTCCCAGCTACTTACGACACATTAAAGTTCCCGCATCTCCAGCAGGCTAACTAATTTCTCCTCGGTAATCTCGACGCCGTCCCACAGAATCCTCCCGTTATCGGGAGCGGTTCCTTCGAGGCGAACGGTATGAAATCCGCGCCATTCCCAACCTAGGTTCGGCGCTCCGTTCTCGATTCCGCTTCTCAGGATAGCCGCCACCTCGGCGAGAGCGATGCGCTGCATCGTCGATAGGTCGGCGCCGTGCGTCTTTACCTCGACCATCTGCAGCAGCTTGCGCTCGTAGTCGCGAAAGATAAAGTCGACGTCGAAGACCGTAAAGCCGCGTGCGCTAGTAAGCCGCCGCCTGACCCATCCCGAGAAGTCGAGGTTACGTGACCCGGTCTGTTCCGCTCTCGTCATCGTCCTGACGTATCGTCTGCCGGATCGCCTCGTTTTGGAACGTAGCAATGTTGGCGTTTACGACGTCCCGAATTTCGTCGAGGATCGTGCGTCCTTCGAGGTTCGCCTCCGCCGCTGTCTTGCCCGCGACTCGCGGACCGAGCTCGACCTCTAGCTTCAAACGAAGAAGCAGATCGAGCTTTTGCGCTAGCGTGCCGAGCATTTCGTCGACGATCTCCGAGTCTATCATCTCTCCTGACTCTCGCGCAATTCGCATATCGCGCAGCTTAATTTCGCGCTGCATTAGCTGCGCCTTTAGATCGGCGAGCGTTTGAGTTGCGACGTCCTTGCCGACTAATCGCTGCGAACAAAACTGCCTCCACGCCTCTATGTTCTCCCGCTTTCCGTCAGGGTGTTTCTTCGGAGCTTCGTTCGGGAAACGCGCTCTCGCATCGTAGATAGCCTGACGAGACAGACCGAGTTCGCGAGCAAGCGCCGATAAGTCCTTAGCCCAGTTCCCGGTCTGCTGTGACTCAAAATCGGAAAGCGCTTTGCGCTCGGCGGTCGTTAGCGTCCGACCCGCTTTGAGCTTCTTGGTTATGTTCGCGATGTTAGCCTTCGCGAGAATATCGGAATGACTCGGCGAGTCGTCGGTCATATTAACCAGCGGTCGGATATTTCTGCTGCCAAAGATAGCCTGCGAACTCTCCGAAACGGAACACCTCGATTGAGCCGAGAGGTATTTCGGAGGGCGCGAGAGGGCGCTGCGCGCCCGCAAGCGAGAGTTCCTTCGCGATGATATCTTTCGGCTCGGCTCCCGAGGCTACCTTCCCGGCGATAGTAAGACGCGAGAGAACGGTCGCCGGATATCCAGAGACCGGCTGTAGCTTATCGAAGATCACGATTGCGCCTCCAAGCCTACACATCCGCTGCAGCTTTTGGATTAGTTCCGCCCGCTGGTTCGGAGTCATAAACATCAAAACCAAAAAGCAGATCGCGAGATCGAAACTCTTGTACTCGAAACTGCAGGCGTCCTCGCAAACGACGCGCGGAGGTCCGGCGTACTTCTCGCACATCTCTTTCGAGGATTCGATTGCGATAAACTCCGCCTTGCGCTTTTCTAGCGTGTCGGAGATCGAGCGCCCAATGTTTCCGGTCGACGCTCCGATATCGTAGACTCGTCCTCCCTCGGGAATGTAATGCCGCGCAATATGCGCGACAAGGTTAGTCGTTAGGTCATACCACGGGAGTTGTTCTCGAACGTGATGGTCGAAAGCGTCCGCAATCTCGGCGCTATTAAAGGTCCAATCATTCGGGATTTTCATTTCAGAGACGGTTGTAAATCGAGATCACAGAATTAAACGCGCCGGTGTTTAATTTCGACTTCAGTAGCCCGTTAAAGTGCTCCGCAATTCCGCTATCGCCTAACTGCAAATTCGTATGCGGCAAAATCCGAATCGCCTCAAATTGCTGCGGGAACGCGCGCAGGATAGGTTGCTTTTGCCTCGGTCGGTTTACCTCGTTCCACGTTGTCCCGAGGAACTCTTCCTGCATCGCTCGTTCTAGGAAAGGCATAGCCGCCGTCTTTCCTAACTCCGCTGCGAGCGCGTTATGGATCGGCTTTTGAGCGTAGGTCGGCGACTGATAAAGTCCTCGCCGGAAGACGTCGATGCGCTCGCGGAAGTGAATCATTCCCTTTTTAGAAATGCAGAAGTGACCGTCGGCGCCCATACCGGAAGCGACCACCTTCTCCCGAGTCGCCCGATAGGCGTAGAGCATAGGCCAGCCGCACTCAAAGTCGGTCTTCTTCCTAGCTCCGAGCTTCTTCAGTTTCCGCAAATCCGCGACCAGTTGATCTAAATCCGTCGGCAGAAATACCGGAACGAAGTCGCACTTGAACCGCGCCGCGTTTCTCCGAGCGAGGGAGAAGTCGGTCGACAGCTTTCCGTCGAGCATAAAGCTGTAGGCGGTAACCGTCTTTCCGCTCTCTAGCAGCGCGAACATTACCGACGCGGAATCAATTCCCGAGCTAAGGAGCACGGCAACCTTTTGTTCCGGTATCGCTTGCGCCCACCGCAGGAGTACCGAGCGAACATCCGGCTTGTTCATTTTCCAAGTTTCCTCAGAATCTCGTCGCGAACGGCGCCAGCAATATGACTCATCATTACCGGAGGCACGGCTCGTCCGCATCGCTCCCATTGCTGAGCGTAAGTTCCGGTCAAAATAAAGTCGTCTGGAAATCCGCAAAGCCGCTTTAGTTCTGCGATAGAAAACTTACGCTTCTCAAGAGGATGACAAACGCTCGCGAGTCCGGCGTTACCTCCCGCAGCGGTAACGGTCGGGCACGGTTCGTCGAGGCTCGGACGAACAAGCTGAAAGTATTTGTCGGATTGCGTTCCCGGTCCTCCCATCCGATCCCACTCACGCCCGGTCGCGTGTCGTTCCATACTCGATTCGGGCTCGATACGATTCTTCAAGGGAGCGTCGAAGATCGCGTTACGAATCGTGAACCGATACGGCAAAGGCTTCGGGTGTACGGGATCGATCCGCAAATCGTTCCTCGTTCCGACGAAGATTGTTCGTTGCCTTCCCTGCGGGACTCCGAGCCATTGCGCGTCGAGTACCCGACACGATACTCGATAGCCGCACGACTTTAACTCCTTAAGGATATCGAGGAAGTAACCCTTTGCGGTTCCCTTAACTAACCCGCTGACATTCTCGGCGACGAAAACCTTCGGCTGTAGATCGCGCAGGAGCCTCGAAAACTCGAAGAAGAGGTCGTCAGTTCTCTGCGATTTGTCGGAGTATTTCTTAACCTTGCCCCAACCCGCCTCCCGTTTACCAGCTGTAGAGAACGAGGCGCACGGAGGCGATCCATCGAACAGGTCGAGATCGCCAACCTTCAGTCCGGTATCTCGTAGGATGTCAGCCGCCGTTACGCTTCGGATATCCCTCCCGTCTACAACCGTATGAGCCGCTGCGTTTGTCCGGTAACACTCGCGCGCCGCATCGATAAACTCCGACGCCCAGACTACCTTAAACCCGGCCATCCGGTAGCCGGTCGAACTTCCTCCGCATCCCGAGAAGGTACTCGCGCAAGTAAAGCCGTTCCAAGGGAGGGCGCGTACCTCCTCCATACTTGGTACGCGATACGGCGGCTTTGTCACGACGGTTTACCGCTCCATTTGTAACCGCACTTCGGGCATTCGTGTTCCGTCTCGATGTTCTCGTCGACCTCTTGGAAGTCTTCCGGAGGCGCGACCTCCTCCTCGCCTGCGACGCTTTGCGTAAGCCGCGCAAGATCGTCCTCGTTGAATCCGATATCGGCGAGGTCAAACGATTCCTCCTTTAAGGACGCGAGGACTTCGCCAAGCTTCTCGTCCCACTCGGCAAGCTCAGCGGTTCGGTTATCGGCGATCCCAAACGCCGTAGCGCCAACGCCAGTCAGGTCGCTCCGAACAATTTCAATCTCCGTCCACCCAATCGCCTTCGCGGCGGCAAGCGTCCCGTTACCCGCGAGCACGACGTTGTTGCGGTCGACGACCAGCGGCTTCTGCTGACCGAACTTCCGAAGCGACGCCGCAATCGCGTCGAGGTTCCGCTCCGAATGTTTCCGGAGGTTCGCCGGGTCTTGCGATAGCGACTGAATCGAGATGGTCTCTAGTTTCATTCTGTAAAGTTGCCGGTTTTCACGACTCGCGTTTTTTCTCCGCAGGCGTTTCCGACC